ACAGAGGTTATCAATACTTTTGAGTTATCACGAAACATCGCCTACATGCTCGGTATTAGGTTAAACACTCGGATATATTTCGTGATAACAAACATTCAGTCAAGCGCCATCAACCGGCGAAGGATATCATCATCGCTGATAAAGTATCGTTCTGAATTCGAATGTTCGCCAAGTGAATTGTTTCCTGAGGCTTTTTCTATTGCTTTTCGCTCCATTTCAGTATCGGCCTTGGCATAAATTTTTGTTGTTTCAAACTGCGCGTGTCCGAGCCATTGAGACACAAGCATCAGATCCATGCCGTTTTGGTACAAATGCATGGCCCTTGAGTGCCTGAATAAATGAGGATGCACATCTTTTGGAACATCTTTGTTAATAATTCTGGCTTTTTCACCGTAGCTATGAATAAGCTTTCGGGCGTTATCTTCGGTCATTCGCTTCTTGACACCATCTCTTTTTACATAAAAGAGATAATCCAGAGACTGCATATTCGCGTCAGGATGGAACACTTTCAAATAGTTCTGAAGATGATCAACTGTGTTTTGCATGATGGGGACAATTCGTGTCTTGTTCCCTTTTCCATGCAGTTTTACGGAGGAGGACTTTCCTATGCATAAATCAGATAACTGGATATTAAGCAGTTCCTGTATTCGTGCTCCCGTATCATACAGCAACACGAGCATATTAAAATCCCGCAGACCTTTGGGGGTAGAACCGTCTGGCTGATTTAAGATTGTTGTCACGGCATCTTCACTCATAAATGCGATGGTTTCAGAATCGGTCTTTTTCTGCAGCGGAACTTTTTCTATCTCTGCTCTGCAGGAAACGGCTGATAGGCTGACATCTGCGGCATAAGACAGGAAAGCCCGGAGACAGTTGAGCCTGTGATTTCTCGTTGAAGTATTCCAACTGCATTTGCTCTGAGAATCATCCAGAAAAGACAGAATAGATTCTCTTGTAATCATTTTCATTGTTATTCCAGTTAGCGGAATGCCTTGAGTGTCTGTTAGATATTGAAAATACTGGTTGATTGCAGTTTTGTATGCCCGTACTGTGTTTTGGCTGCTTTTCTTTTGCTCCGTCAGGTATACTGTCAGGAAATTCCTTACGAGGGAGAAAAGCTCCATATCTTTTACTTTTGAATTATTCATAGTGAGCCTCCGGTATCATACTGTTAAGTTTGCCCCAGTCGATTTTTTCTGATTGAAGGAGATTTTCCGGCAACAAATGTACATAGTACAAAGTTTCTTCCAGCTTTGCGTGTCCCATATAGACTCGAAGGTATGGAATTACGGAATAAATATCCTTTCCCTCATCCAGCCATTTTTGCAATACGGTTGTTGCAAAGCGATGCCTGAGATCATATATGCGAAAGCGCGGACAATTGTGGATATCATTAACGCCAACACATGCCATCCAGCACTTTCTAAAATAACTACTTACAGTGCCTGCTTTGTAAAGGTTGCCTGATTCGTCCGGGAACAGACATTCGCAGTCAGGGGAATAGGTTTCCAACAGGAAACAGTATTCTTTTAAGAGGGAAAGCATATCATCCGAAACCACTATGATCCGTTCTTTGTACTGCTTTGTTTTTCTCAGGATGATTTCTCCTGTCATAAGGTTGACATCCGATTTCATCAAGCGGATTCCTTCACCCGGTCTGAGTCCGCAGGTGTAAATCAAACGGAACATCACGGAGAACACATGCTGTTTCAGTGGATATGAAGCATCTGCGAAGAAAGCATCAACTGTATGAAAAAAATCCGACAGTTCTGAATCCGAAAGTATATACGGACTATATGGCTGTTGCTTGGGCGTGAATTTTATGGGAATGATATATGCTTCTTCTCCCAATGAAGACAGATACCGTCCAAAATACCTGATGTCAATATATTTGTCACGAAGACCACCGCGCCCACAGTCGGCTTCATCCTCAAGCCAATCATTTACGACTTGGGATGTCAGCATGGTTTCCTCGGGATATTTATTACAGCAAAACTTATCAAACAGACTGAGGTTGTATTCATAGGTGACGATAGATAATCCGAGAGACTTTCTGAAATCAAGGAGGCTATGTATCCTATCGGAGAATTTACTGCTATAACTATACATGAAGTCCGCCTCCCCTCATTTCAATGCCTGATAACGACAGCGAACACGTTTTCATGTTTTTGCTGTCAAAGGAAAGATACTTTTCAGTTGAAAGTATGTCACTATGTCCCAGTATTTGCGCAGCTGTCTCTATTGTAGAACCGCTTGATATCAACTGCGTTCCAACGAATCTGCGGAGTGAATGAAACCCAAGGCCATCGTCAGAGGTGCGATTTATTCCTGCTGCTTTTAGATATACATTGTATCGCGTGTTAGGAGTTTTAGTTGAAATCCCCACATACGGAGCAAGGGTTCTCGTAAATACATTCCGGCATCCTTCTTCAGCTTTTCGTCCATTTAAAATGTAGTCGCAGATTGAATTTCCAATGTCTTGAGTGATAGGAAGAGCGATGGATTTACCGGTCTTTTCTTGCGATAAACGTATTTCTCCGGCACGCCAGTCAAGGTCTTCCAGTTTAAGGCTGCATATATCACAAGCCCTGAGGCCTGTTTTCGCTGCCAACAAAATAATTGCATAATCCCGCTTTCCAACGGTAGTATTTTTATCAATCACATTCAAAGCCGCCACGATATGTTCCGCTTTAGCTGGCGGAAGAAGCCGTTTCGGAGCCGGTGCCGGAAGTGATAAAAGGGCAGCACAGTCGTCCAGCTTCATGTTTTTAACATCTATCAGATATTTAATTAGAAGCTTAAGATTGTATCGCAACCCCTGAATGTCTTTTGTACGTGATTTTTGAACTTTGTCAAACAAATATTTTCGCAGGATATCTGTGGAGATATCTTGTATGGACGGCAATCCCCGACTGTCGAGCCATCTAAACAGCGACCTTGAAGCATAAATCAGATTCCGTTGTATAGGGGCTGACCATAGGGTGCATTTATCCAGTTCTGCCAGAATATCGCAAAATTCCTGTGATCCCTCAAAATGTGGAACATTTTTGATGGAAAGGTCGAATTTGCCGGTATCAAGATAAAGTCGCAGCTGAAAGACAATTCTCAAGTAAAAGTTTTTCTTTGACTTTCGAATCTCGCCACGCTTATGACGCTCGTCGACATGTACCGCAAAAGCATCCAGCACGGTATGATTCAAGTCTTTCTCTTGCATTGACTTCTGTAGCTTTCGAATTTGACTACAGCCATTTTGGGAACTTTCAATGCAGAATGAACTGTAGCCTTTGTCCTTGAGGTGCATAACATATGCTTCCAAGGGATTGCTTGTTGTTCCTGTATTCATAGGGTACCTCCTAAAATAAAAAGTATACCCCATTATAAAGGAACGATATGAAAAAACGAGTTATCAATAAATGAACATCAAAAAAAGCCAAAAAACAGCGATGCATGCAATTATTCGTGATAACTCAAAAGTATTGATAACCTCTGTTATCAGGAATTATCGATAACAGAGGCTGGGACATCGAGCCGGAAACCGAAAACGCACAGCTTGCACTTTTAGCCATCATGAACAACTTCAGATAAGAAAGCGCCGAGAGGGAGCCGAAAGCTCCCTCTCTCGTACACAGCACATGGTCTGGATCGCTTTGGCGGTCCTTTTTTGATACAGAAATATGACGGAAAGGAGGTGCCTCTTATGGCGACCAGAGGAAGAAAGCCGACTCCGACTGCAATCAAGGAGCTGGAAGGAAATCCGGGAAAAAGAAAACTGAATGAGAATGAGCCGAAGCCAGAACGGAAAGCACCTGCCTGTCCGAAGTGGCTCAGCAAAGATGCGAGAAAAGAATGGCATCGGCTTGCGAAAAAGATGGAGGCACTCGGCGTGCTCACTGAAGTCGACATGGCTGCCTTCGCCGCTTACTGCCAGTCCTACGCGAGGTGGAAAGAAGCCGAGGAGTTTATTACGGAGCATGGATCCCTTGTTAGGACGCCCTCCGGATACTGGCAGCAGGTTCCGCAGGTATCGATTGCACAAACCTACATGAAGCAGATGGGAAAGTTCGCGACCGAGTTCGGTCTGACTCCCGCATCGAGGTCGAGACTGATCGCAGATGCAGGTGAGAACAAACCGGGTGATGAGATGGAGGAGCTTCTGGGAGGTGATCCGTAATGGAGGAACGTCCCGAGGATATGCCTGTGCTTGCAGATTATCAGCCGACCCGGTTCATGCTTCCGACATCGCATTACGATGCAGCGAAGGCAGACCGGGCGGTGCGGTTTATTGAGATGCTCCGCCACACCAAAGGCAAGTGGGCCGGGAAACGCTTCTGGCTGCTGCCGTGGCAGGAGCAGATCATCCGGGACCTCTTCGGAATTGTAAAGCCGGATGACAAGCGTCAGTTCCGGACTGCCTATATCGAGATCGGCAAGAAGAACGGAAAGTCAGAGCTTGCGGCTGCCGTTGCTCTGTATCTTCTGTACGCGGACAATGAACCGTCCGCAGAAGTTTACGGTGCAGCTGCGGATCGCCAGCAGGCTTCGATTGTTTTTGACGTTGCTCACCAGATGGTTTCCATGACACCGGCGCTTCTGAAGCGATCCAAGATCATGGCGGCAACGAAACGAATCGTGAACTACAGTAATGCCGGCTTCTATCAGGTGCTGTCTGCCGAGGTAGGTACCAAGCACGGCTTGAACGTATCTGGTCTGGTCTTTGATGAGGTTCACGCTCAGCCGACCCGGAAGCTGTATGACGTTCTGACACAGGGTTCCGGTGATGCGAGAGAGCAGCCGCTGTTCTTCCTGATCACGACTGCCGGAACGGATAAGAATTCGATCTGCTACGAGCTGCACCAGAAGGCAAAAGATATCCTCTCCGGTCAGAGAGTGGATCATACATTTTATCCGGTCGTCTATGGACTGGAAGAAGGAGAAGACTGGCACGATGAGAAGAACTGGTACAAAGCAAATCCGAGTCTCGGGCAGACG